TTGATCACGTTGTGCTTGATTTGGATAAAATGCAATATCAGTAATTGTTTGCACTAAACCTCTTGTGAAACCAGCTGGTGCAAACCATGGTTTAAAGTTTGCATCAGTGTTACCCATCAATTGACCCGCAACACCGCTGAATGGTATCCAAACTTGTTGGCTGCTAAACGAATCAAATACTTTAGCCCATGTACCATATATACAAGCGTAACTTGTGTTAGCATTATACAACAAATGTTTTAACGGTGAGTAAATATATTGACCGAAGTTATAGCTACCTTGGCTTATTGTTTTAAGGTTGGGTCCATCAACAAGCAAGTTTCTATATACATCAGCAATAAGCAAGCAATCTTTTCTGGTGTTCTGGCAGAATGAATTCATCTGTGAGAATATAACATTCCAGTTTGTTATAATTGCTGATGCATCTGTATCATTACCACCTAAAATGTCAGTGGTTGGTTTAGCTGTTCTCAAACCATCTACAAACTGTAACATGCTAACCGTGTCATCAAAGTAATTGGTACCTAATGTTTGACATGTAGTGAATATTGTTGAAAGACCTGCGTCAAGAACAATATCAATATCATAAAGGTCAATATTTGACAATCTGTCAAATAAACGATCTAATTTATTAGGTATGCTACCAACACTCTTATTTGTTATTTGAGTTGGTGTAAATACACCCTGAGCCCAAAGATAGCCACCATCGCTACCAATACCAGTTGCTGCACTTTGAACAACCCCTGATGCTGCACCAACAATTGATGTATATTCACTATCTGTAATATCTGTGGATGATAACAAATATGTGAGTGTATTTGTTGCCATTCTTACTTTGGTCTTAGGTAAACCATCTAAACTTAACCAAGTTGTTGTTCTGTAATCTGGTGCACCTGCAGGTTGATATATCTCACCAGAAATATACGGGTTAACAAGAACTTTAACATTTGGACTTGTTTGTGCAACTTTTGGTAAAAAGAAACTTATAGGTTGACCACCATTTTCACTGTTAATTTGACGATTAAAATCAAGTGAACCAATATAACCTTCTTGATAAACGAAATCAAGCTTAATGGTATCGGGTGAGAACGTTGATTGGCGTAATTTAAACACTGCAAGGGTTAATGTATCATCAAAACCTCTTGTGTTAAGATTATATGTTGGAATTGCCTCAATAACCTCTGAAACTGTGTTACCAGCAGGAATTTCCGTTGATGGTAATGCAAGTTGGAAGTTAAGACGTGTAGATGGTAATGTTGAAGCGTATGTATTGCTATTAAGATTATATGAATCCAACAATGTTGAAACACCTCTTACACCGATAACATTATCAAATGGTGTTGCAGGGTTATAATTTGTGTTATCTACTATAGCCGTATAATAACCTTCAAATCTGTTGTTGTTAGCAACTTGAGCACTATTAAGAATAATTACACCAGCACTAGCTAAATTTTGAATATTTAAATCAGAGCTGTTCCAATCTAAAAGTGATGATAAATCAGTTGATGAAGCTGACCATGTAAATGATGTACCTTCTTGTAATAACAATGCGTTATATGCTGAAAGCGGTAAATTTACAAGATAAGGAGCACCAAGAAAATATGTCGAAATAGGGTTGGTTGATGTATAAGCAAGGTTGCTTGTTAACTCTGTGCCGTTATAAGCTGTAACAGGGTAAACAAGTGCACTATAAAAGGTCTGGCTAAATCCTTCACCGGTGTTGTCACCATAAGGTAATCTATTAACCAACACATTTACCGGGCTATTAAATAACTGAGCTACTGAATGGTAGAAATACCTTTCTGCAGCATTTGTCGGTGCACCGTAAATATCGAGAAATTCGGATCTTGATGTAACTTGTATTACTTCATCAGCTGGACCCTGAGGAGCGAAACCTGCAACGAGCACATTTGTACCGATTTTTAATGCTGCTCTAAGCGTGAGATCAACCTCATTTATTTGCACACCTGGGCTAGTTAATCTATTATTATTCGTGATAGGCATATTTATATTTATTGATTACGTACCACTTTTTTTCTAGATCAAAAGTTTCATGTAAAATTGATTAAATGAAAATGTAAAAGCTGTATCATATTGAGTAGCATCCCTGTAATTAGCTGTTAAAGACCCTAAATTTACTGGAAATGCTTTGGTGTATGTAAATTGTGCTATTTTATTATTATACTCATCTAAACTATATAAAGTAAAGTCAGTATAGTAAAGGTCTGACTCAGATAACCCTTGTTTGTAATTCTTTCTTGATATAGACTTAACCACATCATCTATACCACCTTGGTCAGATTTTGCAAAAATACCGTCTTTATCATCATTTAAAATATCTAACCATTTATAGATAAAATAGTAATTATGAAATCTATTATCTACAGTAAAGTTTACAGTGATGTCATTATAAGGTGTTCTTGAATAAGTTGATACTTTAATACTTTGATTACCAAACCCTAAAGTTGTAGATGGTACACTGATTTCAGGTATTATAGTACCATACACACTATATTGTATACTTGTTGGAAAAATGTTACCGATATCAAATTCTCTAAATATCTTAGGTGGTGTTAACACAAGAATAAATTTATCCGCTCTCTGTTTATTGATCGGAGCTTGCGTATACGGTAATGAATTGACTGGTATATCTGCCACAATAATATTTATTAGTACCTTTGTTGATGTAAGAAAGAGTACCCCATTGCTTTTAGTTCATCTAAGTCTTCATTTGGCTCACCTTCATTTGATGTAAATACAAAAGGTGTAGGTAAACCTTGTTGTAAATTATTCATCCCGTTGTAAATTGAATTAAATGAATGTAAAGCAACATTTGATGTATCGTGATATGGTTTAATAATTAACGGTCTTTTATTTTCATCATACTTTTCAACATGAAAATATTTTTCAACAAGTTCGTTATCCAATACAATTAGAGCCCATACTAGACTCATTACACGGTCATCAAATACATCCGCACCAGGTCTAGCTTTCCATGAACCGTTAGGGTATCTTACGAAATTCTTAAGTTCTTTTAACGTATTTTCATCCCTTATTGCAACAGCTTTTTGTTCTTTTAACCAATATCTTTTATTCATCACCCCTTTAAATTTTATATTAGAGTGTGATGTAATACCTTTTTTATTGGTTGCAATTTTTAAGCTGTTTCCATAGCCGTAAGTTAAAATATTAGTGTAATTATAAGAATAAAACAATTGATCAATTACTTGACCCCCGCAGTTATTTCTTTCTATTGACACCAATGGGTTACCCCATTGCGTTAAAATTTCATGCAACTTTTTTGTGAAGTGAATAGGAGCAATTGTGTTACAATTATAGGTCGCAACTTGTTCAATATTGGTCAAATCTTGTAAATCTAAAATTTGGATTGACGTATAATTTTCACCCAGACCTTCCGCTACATCAACACCCACAACGTAAACACCGTTAGGTTCAGGGTCTTTATAAACATAGTATTTACCTTCATCTAAAACAAACTGTGGTTGGCGTATATTCTTTTTTAAATGTGCAAATAAAACTTCATCAACTGCTGATTCACCTGTTTGTATAAACTTGCAACCAAACTCTTGATCAAATGCCTCTTCGCTACCAAGAGCGAGTATCATTTCACGTCTCCACAGTAAATTTCTACCAGGAATCTCACTCCAAAGAACCTTATCGTAAGCCCAATTATTTTTATTAGCTTCTGCTTTGGAATATATATCGTAAAATAAATTATCTGTCCCGTTGGCTGTTGAAGCTATAAAGATTTTTGATTTTTTAGATGACGAAACAATGGGAAACACTGATTTCCAGAACTCATTTACTATGTGTGGTTCAATAAACGCCAACTCATCCAAAATAAGTAAACTGACTGACATACCACGGGCAGCTGTACCCGTTGTGGTACTTATACCTATTGAACTACCATTACTCAAAACCATGGATTCCTTACCATATTCTTTAACACCTGCTTTCAACCAATTAGGTAATTCTTCATATGCTAAACGTATTCTACTAAAAATTTCTTTAGCGGTACCTTCTTTATTTGCAACAATTAACACTTTTTGATCATCGTTAAAACAAGCAAACCAAAGTGCATATATTGTCATTAATGTGGTGTTATGTGTGGGTATATACTGTCTACCACAGAGAAATAAATTATCTTTACTATCTACAGTTATGCATCTTACAGGTACAGAGTCAATCTTCTCAACATTTTTAATATAATGCCATTGGGATCTAAATTTTGATTGTACATGTAGTGGTTTAGGTTTTATACGCGACTTTTTAAACATTAAAGTTGCTACATACTCAATAGGTGTAAAAGTAATACACCCGCATTCAGCGCATTCGACCCCGTTTAATGTAGGGGTATATTGTTTAAATGTAACTTTGTAGCCAAGGCTCTCAACCAGTTCTTTTACCTGTTTAACCAACCGTATATTAGTATTATAAAATTGACAAACACCGTTTTTATTGATATAACCATCACTATCAATTAAACCTTGTAATAATTTTAATCTTTGTTGTCTTGAAGATTGTAAGTAAGCAGTCGGTATATGTTTATTATCTATTAAGTTATTATCATGCAATAATGTAGATAAACTTTTGGTTTTAACATTACTTGTTGTAGATAACCTTAATGTATAATTATCTGCATAATATTCGTGTAAAGTTAATTTATCAAATTGTGATTGATATGTTTTAAGTGTATCTATCGTTTCATTTAAATCACGTTTACCTATTGAGATAGTAGCACCACTTGATGTACCGTCACCTAGCCACATACCTAGCACATAAGGATCAATAGGTAAATTACTAGATTCATATGTAACACCATTAATACACATTGGTATACGATGGTTAGGCTCTTTACCAGCTAATAATGTTTTACAGATTTCACCTGTTGTCTTAACAGTTCCGCCTTTATATCTTTCATTTTTCGACTCTGTAAACCATAAATGTTCTTCATCTGCAATAATTGTTTCACCATTATCAAATGTTATTTTATAACATGGTCTACCATACATCACATCATGCGCACATAAAATATTACATGGTTTACCATCTAAACCGTATACTTGATCACCTTGTTTAAGCTCACCCATAGTTGTCCACCCGTTCGGTGTTGGTATAGGCGTATCTAATGCTAATGCCTTACCTATCTGACGGGAAGCTAAAAGTATAAAAAAACGGTTATCCATCATTTTTTTGAGAACCCGTTTTTGACATTTATGTAGTTCAATACATTTTCTACCTTCATCTAAGCTAATTATATAAAAGTAAGTTGAAGCAAAGTGTACAATATCATCAGATGATTTTTTAATCTCTTTAATCATCTCAGGAGTATACTCAAAGCTAGTATTTGCTGTTGGTAAATTTGGATTACCCAGGTAGTGTTCTCGTTGTTTTCCTATTGCCACTCTATTATTTAGTAAGCGGACAATAAATATAAATATGAATTTAACACGTCAAATGCAAGGTCTTGCAGATCTTTATTCTTCGATCAAGCCAATAGAAGAAAAGACCTACACACCTCAGCAATCAGGTAACCATTTTTCATCAGCAAGTGATAAGAACTTAAAAACTTTAAACAATATGTATACCGAAATTTACAATAAAGGTACAAAAGGTGCCGCAATTGTGAATGAAAAGGTTGAGGAAGGTGAATTTGAAAAATTAGGTAATTCCCGCGAACAACTCATACTTAAAGCTTGTATGAGCGCAACCGAAAATATGCCTAAAGACTCGGATATAAATTCACTTGTATTTGATGTCAGCGATGATATTAAGAGCAAAACAGGTAAAGGTCTTACCGATGAAGAAGGTGACATGGCAATTAACGAACTTAAAAAAATGTTAAATCAAGAAGATGAGATTGATACAACTAAATCTGATCTTAATAAAGATGGTAAACTTTCTGAATACGAAAAAGCC